AGTCACGAATCATGTATTGCTCAGGTTTTTTACCATCGCTTTCGTTGACAATAATTTTATCTACCTTAGCAGGATCTACATACATCCATGATTGCGTTTCAGGATCTCTTACAAAAAAAGAATCTCCATACTTAAATGCATTACGAACAATTTTAAAAATTCTTTTATCAAATTTGTTTAATTTTGTCCACTGCTGTAAGAATTTTTTGATTATTTTTATTTCAGTGCTAGTTGCCTGATCTTTAAAAAATACAGAAAATGGTGTTCCGTTTTCTTGATTTTGTTGTGTGCAAAACTCTGCCAATATGTCCAAAGCTGCGTTAACTTCACTGTCGGTATCCATCGTATCATACTGACCATAACGCTCTAAACGATTAGGATGTCCAGCATAAACATCTGGTAAGTAACTTGAATAATTTGTTCTGGCAGGATTAGTGTTACCCATAGAACCACTAATGGTGCTTAATTTTCCGCTTGTGTTAACTGGAGTAAAATACTTACGCCAAGACATAATTAATATTCCTTACTGTATTCATAATTAGGGAACAGGAAACATATTACCATTTAACGCCCTTGTAGCACTTACAGTATTTCCTGTATTTTCAACTGTAATCCTTAAAAGTCTAATCATTTCTGTTGCTTGTTTATTTAACGTTTCTAACTGTGTCGCAAGTTTTTCTAAAGGATCACCTAACGCAACTGCTGAATTTTGCTCTTTTTCGGGTTCACCTGCAAGTGCTTTTCGAGCTGCTTCAGATATTGGTGGAAATCCTGGTGGTAGTTGTGGTACTTCTTTTCCTTTGGCGCCAGCTAAAGGATCAGCAGCAAGTTGTTGTTTTCTTGCAGCAATTTCTTCCGGACTTGACCCTAGCATACCGAACGTTAATCCGCTCAATACACTACTTCCGGCATTCTTTAACTTTTCACCAATTTCAGCTTCTTTGTCTGCATTAAATCCTTGGAATGCATCATATGCTGACATACCTATTGCAAGAGGGGCTGCTACTTTTCCTAATACTTTTGCACCAGTACCTAATATTTTTCCTAAACGACCGCCTTGACCTCCAGGTGCACTTGGACCCCCAGGACTGCCAGGACCTCCGGGTCCGCCTAAACCTGGACCAGTAACGTGCACTGGATTTCCTGGAGTTCCTCTCATTGCTGCCTTTGCTGCTCTTGCAGCAGATATTGTTTTAAGAGCCACAAATCCTGCAACCACAGTACCTATAACAATTCCTAAATTTTGTAAAGCGCCTTCGGTATCTAAAAAGTATTTTACAACGTTAGATAAACCAATAGCAAAATCATTAACATAAGGAAGCAATGCTGCAACTACCGGCATTAAGTTATTAAGTATGCTTTCGCCTAATTGTCTCATTGCTAATTGAGCCTTAGCTGCTTCTGCTGCTTGGCTTTCTGCCTGAGTTTTTTGTTTAATACCAACGTCTTTAAATGCGGTCTCGACCGTTTCTGCTGTATTTAAACCTTGTTGTTTCATCTGAAGGGCAAACATTGCAGCAGTATTCATTGTTTCCCCAAGCTTTCCGCCACCCATTGATACAGCGCCTGTAATATCTCCTAAGTTTTCTGCGCCAGTAACTACTCCCTGTACTGCGCCTGCGAACTTTTTAGTAACATCTTGTTGTGTTGTTCCTGCAGTCATAGCGGTATTAGTCATATCAACTAAACCAGAAGCAGCTTCGGGTAATACACCTGTTAACTGTTGACTTGCTTCTGTAATTGGCGGCAACCCTAATGCAGTAGCCATAACTAAATCTGTGGCACCTTTTATACCAGTTGCTGCTGCTTTATCGTATGCCGCTTTTAATTTTGCTTGTTCAGCAGGACCTAATGCTGCCATTTTTGTCTGGAAGGCTGCATTCATCTCAGCTTTCTTTTGTTCTTCTTCTAATTTTTTCTTTGAAATACCAGTAACTTGAGTTAGTTTATCAAGTTCTGTTAAATATCCAGCAGTTGCTACCTGTACCTGTTGGACTCGCTGTGCATCTTGTAACCCTTGCACCCCTTGTAAAGCCATAAATTTTACCAAGCTTTCGTTCATTTCAGCAGATGTGTATCCTAATGCTCTTAGATTATTTGCAAATGTTCCGCTTTGAAATTCTTTACTTACCTTAACAAATGCCTTTGCTCCATCGTCGGCTGTGGTACCTAACATTGCTAACGATGTAGAATTTTTCTTTGCAAAGTCAGTAAACTCTTGCATTGTCATTTTTGTTTGAGAAGCAGCTAATCTTAAATCAGTTAAACTACCTCCAAAATTTATGCCCGATTGTGTTAATTGCTGATATTGTTTTATTTGTCTTTCTTGAAATTCTGCCAATACTCCTGCGGCTTGTGCAACCATTCCAAACGGTCCTGGCAACTTTCCTAGAGCATTAAACACATCGCTAGCTTCTCCTTCACCGGATGCTAATTTTTTAGATAATGTTGTTATTGCATCTATTGTAGGAGCCATTGCTCCTAAAGCCTTGCCTGCAGAAAATGCTGCTGTTCCAAGTGTAGCACCTGCTACAGATACTTGTCTAAGATTGTTGTTAGCCTGAGCAACAGCATTTGGATCTAGCCCGCTTTTTTGAGCTAAATTTTTTATATTTTGTATGCTTTGATTATTGGCTGTTAAACTACTTTGTAACAATAATCGTAGCGTTGCTTCTGTAGCAGCATTATTAAGCTCTACAGTTTCATTTCCAATCGATCCAAATACTTCAGCCATTGTTTTTTAGTAGTTATATACGTAGATAAATAGTTTACAAACAAACAGATATCAAATCTTATTAGTTATTTATTGGAGATACGAACCGTGGAATTCAACCCCTTACTCAAAGAACAAGTTAATCCGTTGTCAAAATTTATGAGACAACCAAAAATATATATTCGATTACCAAGCAATGGTAATTTTTGGCCCGAAGGTAGTTTAGTTGTTTCTGAAAACGGTGAATATCCAGTTTATTCGATGACTGCCAAAGACGAACTACTGTTAAAAATACCAGATGCACTTATGAATGGACAAGCTGTAGTAGATGTTATTCAAAATTGTATTCCTAATATTAAAAATGCTTGGCATACTCCTAGTATAGATGTTGATGCTATTTTAATTGCTATTAGAATGGCAACCTATGGAGAAAAAATGAAGGTTCCATTTTCATTAAATGAAAATTTTGACATGGAATATCAAGCAGATTTAAGAATTGTAATGGATAAACTACTCGAAACTATTAGTTGGGACCCGGTTGTTCCTATCAGTGACGAAATGACAATTTTTGTAAAACCTATAAATTATAAACAAATGACTAAATCAGCATTACAAACTTTTGAAACACAAAAAATAATGCAGGTTGCCAATGATGATACCATTAACGAAGAAGATAAAATTCAAGCATTTAAAAATAGTTTTTCAAAATTAACAGAAGTTACTATTGATATGGTTGGATCAAGTATTTTTAAAATTGATACCAGTAATGGATCAACTGATAATGAAAGATTTATTAGAGAATTTGTTAGTAATATGGATAATGATATTTTTAACAAAGTTCAAACTCATTTAGACAAGCTAAAAGAACAAAATTCTGTAAAATCAATTACTGTAACAGTAACAGATGAAATGCGAGCCCAGGGTGTTACCGGAGAAACTATAGAAATACCATTAGTGTTTGATGCATCAACTTTTTTCGTATGAGGCTTTTGTATCTAGACGGTAACGAAATTGAAGAACTTTTTAAGCAATTTGATAAAGATACAAAAGCCTTAAAAGAACAACTTTTGAAGATGTGTTGGTATATGCGTGGCGGAGTTAGTTACACTGAAATATTAAATTCATCAATCGATGAAAGAGATATTATAACTGAAATAATTGAAGGCAATTTAGCAACCACTAAGGAAACTCAATTGCCTTTCTTTTAATTAATCAAATACTACGTCAAATGAACTTGACTTTGATTTGTAGCCGATAAACACACCATCAGTTACACTTTCAACAATTCGAACACGTAGTCCTAAACTACTTAAAGATACGTTATGTTCTTTTAACATTTCGCAAAGTTGTTGATATTCGTTAGTATATAAGAATCCTTCTCTCATTCTATCTACTAGTTTTGAATTTGCATTCCATTGGTTAGCTAATTGACTAACATCGTATCCCTGGTTGGCAAATTTCATTAATCTATCAGCTATATTAACACCGTAGTCTTTACTACCTTTTGCAAATATAGCTAAATCATTTTTCATAGTATCAACAAATTTTTGTGGCAATGGTCTTGCACCAGGTTTAGGTGTTGTTTGCCCTCTCATCTGTTGTTTAAATGTAGTGTAAGGATCACTTGCTGCCTGAGAACGGGCACTAGCAGCAGCAGTTGCTCTAGGATTAGCTGCTGGTTTAGCAGGTGCACTAGGTGCCGGTGCGCTAGCAGCTGGTGTAGTTGTTGTTCCAGTTCCAGTTGGAGCAGGTGCTGTTCCGCTAGCAGCTGGTGTAGTTGTTGTTCCAGTTCCAGTTGGAGCAGGTGCTGTTCCGCTAGCAGTTGGAGCAGGTGCTGTTCCTACGCCTACTGTACCGGTATCGGTTGAAGTATTTGTAGAAGTAGAAGCTCTATCTACCTGTCCTAAATTTGCAACGGCTTTTTTTCCGGCTTCATATCCTTGTTTAGCTGCATCCCAGGCACCAACAAGTCCGCCAACACCTGCACCTATGCCTCTTCCAATACCTTGACCAATTCCTTTAAGACTTAACTCATTTAATTGATCTTCATTGATAATATCATTAATTTTCATAGTTGTTCCTTTAAACACAACAAATCTTTGTTTTTATTTATACAGATATTGAGCTAACGCTCAATTGCTTCTTCACTATCGTTCGAAGCAGTTTTTCTTTTAATATATCATCCAGATAAAGCGGTCACACTAAAGCCCATAAGGGCCAAGAGTGCATCATCCGAGTAGCACAGTCACATAGCGTTAGAACTATAATGTAACATTAATCAAGCATTAAAAATCTAATGCACGATTAATAGTACATATCGTAGGCGGTTGTCCGATACCTACTCATTCTGTCTTCACAACGGCAGTTATACTAATCAACGCTATCTGGCTAGTATAACCTGGTCTTTTTAGACCATCTTTTTGCCTATTCTCTTACTTCAAACAATCAAACCGCGGCGAGTTTGCGATCTTCATCCCTTTCGGGGTAGTGATTGAGTGCTCATAACGGCTAGAGTCTTCCATCCCTGCGATCCGAGATCCAGGTCTAGGGCACCCGAGATTAGCTGGTGCTTGCTATTACCGTTTATACGCCTTAAATTTTAGATTTTATGTGTGAGCCATGGACGCGGACTTGAATGTGGCCGTTGTAATAATCGTCTGATTCTAATACACGGTATTCAAATTGAAGTTTTGCTTCTATATAAGAGCACTCCGCTTTTGATTTACAATAGTATAATATTTCTCTGCTAAACTTATCTTTGCCTAGTGTGTTTATATCTGCTGTTAAGTTAGGACTGGACCCGTAATATTCCTGCCAGTCACTATCGATTTTGCTTCGAATTTTCTTTTTTTTCTTAGTGCCGTTCTTCAACTTTACAGTTTTGTAGGTCGTTTTAGAGAATTTTGCTAATTTTTTGCCAATATATTTTTTGCCTGATACTAAATTGGTTATCAAATATACATAACCAACACAGTCATCAGGTAATTCTGTTACAACTTGTCCTTGATAAGTCCAGGACATTTATTACTTTGCTGCCTTAGCTTCCTTGCGAGCGTTCTTTTCAGCAGTAATTTCATTACGACGAGCTTTAACAAGTTTACCTAGCTCTGCCAATGCTTTACGAGCACGAGTACCCGCAGCACTATTACCTGCTGTAAACTTTTCGTCTTCTTTTAAAAAATCATCAAACTGAGTTTTCATTTGAGTTGTTGTGTTGTTCATTTTTTTTATTCTTTCTTTTTCTATATTCTGCACTTTTAAAATACAAATCACTGTGTTCAGATTTTACCTCAGGTGCAATATCAGATAATTTTTTTAACAATACTCTAAGAGCTCTAATTTCAGATCTTAAAAATCTTGTTCTATCATAATTTGATTTTTGCACAAAGTTTACATGAGTTCTATGGAACTTAACTAATTGATCCACTAGTTGACTATATAAATCTCTATATGTGTTTAGCTTTTCTCTTGTCATGCTTCTGCAAATTCCGAGTCTGTAGAATACGAAGTAAACCCGTTTTCTTTTGTAACTCTTAATACATTATTAACTCTTCCGATGAGTTCGTCTCTATGGCTAACAAGATAGACATTTTTATCTCTTTCTCTTACCATTTTCTTTAAAACTGCCAATGCAGATTCGACTCCTGCACTATCCATACCAGAATCAACAAGTTCATCAATGAATAGCAAGTTTATATTTTGATATAAGCCTTCCCAAACATCTCTAAATGCAAAGCTGATGCTTAAAATCAATCTGTTACGTTCACCTCTGCTTAGATTATCAAAATCAAGATCCTGACCGAGTTGAGTAATTTCAACAGTCAGATCATTTTGAAAAATTACAGTATGAGGTAACCCTAATTTTTCAATATAATAACTCAATCGTTTGTTCAAGTAGGTTAAATTTTGATCTATAATTTTTTTACGTACAAAACTATCTTTGTTTGTTAATAATTTATGTAAAAATTCTTGATGATCTTTTAATTTTGATAATTCATTAATTTTATCCCAGCTAATTTCTTGAATTGCAGTATTTTTAAGCTCATCAATTTGTTCGTCGTAGGGATTTTTTTCATCTATTTTAGATTCCAACGACTTGTTTAATTGATCTAAATTGTTTTTATGACTCAACGCTTCTGCTTCGGTTTCGTAAAATGTACTAGGCTTCTTTGGAAGAGTACCAATGGATTCAATTTCGTTGTTGATAACACCTAGATCGTTTATTACTTTTTGAGCATAGGTGTTAGCATCTTGAATATTTTTCTTGACATCCTTTACCATATCCTTGTGTTTATGGTCGTGAATTTCTTGTTCACAAGAAGGACATTTTTTATCCTTGAGTTTTTCTAGTTCTTTATTGTACTTGTCGCAGGTCTTTCCTGCTTGCATAACAGCAGTTTCTAATGTTGCTCTTTGTTTCCTTAATGCAGCAAGGCGGGTATCGTTTTCAATCCATTTTTGCAGATCTTTATGGGCTTGTAGTTCGGTATCGATATCGACATTTTCTAATTCCATAATTGCTTTTGCGGTATTTTCAATGTCAGTTTGATGTTTTGTATCCCAAGCCGAGCTTTTAAGCTTTAAGCTATCGATACTTTTATTAATATTATCGTTAGCTTTTTTAATTCCTTCAATTCTGTACTGCTCTTGTTGAATTTGATCTTTGTTATCTTTAATTAAAACTTTTAGAGTTTCAGCTTTTTCGCTTAATAAAGTAATACCTAGTAGTTGCTCAATAATTTCTCGTTGATCTGCTGCCCTCATACTTAAGAAGGGTTCGGTATATGTATTTAGAGCCACTAAATGTTTAAACATAGTGTGACTCATTTCAAGCATTTTTTCTATAGATTTTTGAGTTTCTCTGCTGTCACCTTGACTTTCGTCTTCGTCTTGTGCTTTAAGTTCGTGATCGTTAACAAAAAGTTTTAGGATATTGGGCTTTCTGCCTCTTTCTATACGGTAATTAACATTATCTTTTTCAAAATTAACAGTAACTAACATATTCTTACCGTTAATCTTATTGATTAGATTTTCTTTTTTAATATTTGTCAATGCTTGTCCGTACAAGGCATAACTTAATGCATTGATCATAGTAGTTTTACCGGTTCCGTTACGAGAACCAGTATCATCGCCGCCAAGGTCTAAGTTAGATCCTAGGACTAGTGTTAGATAGTCTTTATTAAAATTCACGGCCTGGGTCTGATTCCCAACACTCATGAAATTTTTTACGGTTATATTTTTTAGTTTAAACATTTATTGAAGATAGATTTTTTTGTTCAAAAACGCCAAAGATATCTCGAATATCTTTAGGTATTTCTTTTTCTGAGTCAACTTTTATATACGGATTATTTCTATTAAACATATCTTCGCCTTTTAAGATTTTTTCTTTGATATGTTCAGGTGTTTTAAACTGAGTTAGATTCAGTTCTTGATGTGCAAAGCTATCAATTTTATACTGGATATCTTCGATAGTTCCCCAGTAGGTTAAATGCCATCCACCGTTTTCAATTATACCAAAACCATGTCTAGAATTTCTTAATTGTTGAGGTGTTTCTTTTTTTGCAACAGCATTGGTGCTAATACTAGTACCTATCCAAGGAGTAAGTTGTTTTTGGTTAAAGTTATAACAATAATGATCTTGCCTTACACCCAATCTATCCCATCCTTTTGAAAAGTAATCTTTAGCGATTTCAACACAGTCTTTGTGAGGAATTTCGTCAAGATCACTAATCATAATTATATCCTGATCGTCAAATAAATTCAATGCTTTAGCAATATGATTTCTTTGTGCGTTTTCTTGTTGCCACGGACCAGTATCATAATCTCTTTCCCAAGATGGTAACTTATTAAAGTCAAAGCTGTTTGTATTTCCAATCAATGGAAAATATAAAATTTTATCAAGATATTGTCTATATCTAGCTAAATTTTCTGCAAAATGTAAAGGCTTTAGTTGGCCGCTATGGGTTAAATTCGATTCGACTAATACAAAATAGTCTACATTGTTATTTAAATATTTTAATCTGCCCTCGAGAAGATCAAATTCATTAAAAAACATAAAACAATCGATTACTTTTTTCATATGTCGTTATATATGTTTAATAAAATAGTTTTATCAAAATCTTTACTGTCAATCCTGATTAATTGCTCAGTAACAATTTTGTCAACACTTTCAAATTGCTGATCAAATCCGTCGTCAAGTGGACCGTCAACATTACTTTTATCTTGGATAAGACTTATTTCTCGAATATCGTATTCATTACTAAACGTTTCTTTAATAAAGTTAGCTTCCTCGAATGTAATATCAATATCTAGATTAACTTTAAGATACATTTTACTTTTTATAATCGTATCTTTTTGATCAAGCAACTCGCTTAGTTTAATATGTCGAAACTTAGGACAGTTATCCCAATTAATAAATTCAGGTTGTCCGCCCCATTCAAGAATCATCATACCACGTTCATCATCCCAGGTATCACTGAAGTTATGAGGAAATGCATTTCCTATATACCAAATTTTACCTCGGTTTTGGCGTTTGTGGAAATGTCCACTGAAAACATATTCTTGATGTTTAAAATGTTCTGCTTGTAATTCTCCGTGGTCGGGCATTTGAACCATAGCATTCATATAAAACAATGGCAATTCAAAATGCCCAAACATATATCGGCTTTTAACCTTGCTAATATCTTTCCATTCGTCACCTACCAACCAAGGTACTAAAGTCACATCACCTATGGTGCTAACATTTTCGACTACAGTGACGCCTGGGATATGTCTTCCAAACGCCGAACTATGGATATCACGTTTATCTTTATAGAACAAATCGTGATTACCTGGAAACCAAAAGAATTGATCAAATGCCTTACCAAGTTTTTCTAAACAACGAATACTGGTATCTAGAGTAATTAGGTTTAGACTATTACGATTATGACTCCAGTCTCCTAAAAATATTCCAGTATCGCACCCTGCTTTTTTTGCTTCAGCAATGTACCAATCAACAAATTCTTCACAATCGTTTAGATGTGTAGTAGAGTTTGACTTAAGTCCAAAGTGTATATCTGTGAAACAAGCTACTTTCTTAAATAGGTTCAATTTAAACTCCGTTCTTATAGCAAGTGTTGAAGCTTATAACTATTCTCTCTTGTGAAAGATTAGCTTCTTCACCACTACTATGTGTTAACCAACTAGGAAACAGTATTAATGTTCCTGTTGTTGGTGGTATACTAATTTGTCCTAGATTATAATTAGTTAATCCTTTTAAAGCCATTATTGATAAAAATGGGTTAGGATTTTGAAATAAAATTCTACTACTTTTTTGATCTGCTTTTATATATAATGCACCAGATATAACACTCATAGGATGAGTATGCGGTAACAGTTTTGTATTTTCAAATTGTTTGTTAATCCAAGAATTTGTAAGTTTGACTTCAGATATTCCAAAAAGTCTAGAATATTCATGCATTTCTTTATCTAATCTAACCAGTACTTCGTTAGAATTAGCAAAGCAATGAAACACATCGTAATGAGTGTCGTGTGTTGATATTACCTTTCCCTTAAACGAAGGATGATCATGAAAATTCAAACTAGATGAATTTGTTTCTAGATCAACGCATTCGTTAACAGATAAAAAGTTTTTTATTACTCTTATTGGTGTTGGAAATGCGTTGATGTTTTCTGAATATTGATTCATTCTAAGACTTTAATTACTAAGTTTAAACATTAGCAATTAAAAAGTCAATTCTCAGTTTCTTCAATATCATCTTCTGTGCTTTTTGGCATTCTTAGATTTTTATATATTTCGGCTTGCCTAGCAATCTCATCTGCATATTCGTGATTATGTTGTCGTGTCATACTAGGAGACAATCCGGCTTCTTCGAGCATATCATCTCGGATGTTCTGATTTTTCTTTTCAATATTGAGTATTCTGGTAAACGAATTAGTTACCGCAGCAGTATAATATGCAAATGGATTTTCAGATTTTGATTCATCAAATTGTAATCCAATTTGGCTTAATTGTAGTATAGCTTGTCCTCGCATCTCGTCGATATAAGTGTAACCTCTCCAATTGCTTCTTTGTGCATATCTTTCACTAAGTTTAATAAACATACGTCCGAGATTTTCTGTAATACGTCCGTGGTCCTTACTAAATTTTCCAGTTTTTACTCCACCCTTCCAATGACTTTTACCAACGCATATTAATTCATCTGAGTCGTCAAATTTCCAGTGTTGAAATGGAGGAAAATTAACTTTCTCATGATTATCTGCTAGAGTTTTGGTAGTTTTTTTACGTCCTGGTGATAATGGAATATGATCGAAAGTCATTATCCGAATAATAATATCAGTCTTTGAAATGCTTTTGTAATCTGGAGTTACATCAGCTAGTTTTACTTTTTTATCACCGTTATTTTTAGCTTCTAAAAAAGATAATAGTCCTAATCGTTTTGCACGAGCACGTTTGGCTTCTGCAATAGTTCTGATATTAACCTTGTCCAAAGATGTCAAAATTATATCATATTGATTAAATTCTTCTTTAGTAAATGACGAAAATGAATTTTTGCTTCTATGTATCTCTGCTAGTAAATCTCGGTTATTTAGGTATTTTACTTTTTTTTGTGTAACCGGTTGTATCATATTATTATAATTCCTTCAATCTTGTTAGTTTAACATAGATTTGGATGAAGTCAACCTTGCATGTTAAATGGGCACTTTATTTATTTGGGTAAATAACGTATAGAGGAAAAAAATGTATGGCAACCAGTTTAGAAATATTTTCAAGTGCAGCTTCTACCTATCTAGGTAAAGCAGCAGTTACTATTGCATTTGCCGAAGATGCTATACAAAAAGTTAATGCAATTAATTCATCTGCACCAGATGCTAAGTCTACATTTGATAGTGCAAAAACAAACGAGTTAGCAAGTGCATCATCGGATGCTTTTAATTTTTTTAATAACTCTATTGTACCTTCTTATAAAGCTGCCGTTAGAGAAAATAAAGCCGAAGCAGAAAAAATACTTGCAGAAATACTTAACAAAACTGAAGAATCGCAAAGAGTTTCGAAAGAATTTGATAGTACAGTTAATAAAAAAGAACAAGAAATAAACGCTGCAAAAATAACCAATCCTAGTTCAACTGATGCAGTTGCTGAAGAAAAACAAAGAAATGCAACCATTGTAGGAGATACAACCGCTCCGATAGGTGCAGCAGCACTTGTTGCAACATCCGTGGCTACTGGGCTTGCAGGTAAGCAAATTGCTAAATTAGGAAAACGAATAGTTGCAGGTGTACCAGACGGTGCAATGCCAGCTGCACCACAACCTGTACAGGCAACTATAAAAAATAGTAACGGTAATAATGTTTCTAAAGATCATCGTGTAAAAATACGTGTACCGCCGGGTTATTTTTCTCAATATACCAGTGGATTAAATAAAGAATTAGAAAAATTAGGAGCAATATTATTTCCATATACTCCTACTATAAATTATGAAACAAAAGCAGATTATGTTAATTTAAATCCTACACATAGTAATTTTTCTATTTACTTTTATAAAAATAGTTCTGTAGGATCAATATCTATTACTGGTAAATTTACTGTTCAAAATGAAGCAGAAGCCGGAATTTATCTTGCAACACTGCACCTGTTACGAGCATTAACAAAAATGAAATCAGGAGGATCTACAGGCGATGTAGATAGCGGAGCACCTCCGCCTATATGCAGATTAGTTGCATATGGTGATTTTATGATGAATAATGTTCCTATAGTAATAAATTCGTTTAGGGTAGATTTACCGGATAATGTTGATTACTTTAGATTAGGAAAGACATCAGGATCACTAGCAAATAACATTTATGGTATGGCTAGTGTTCCAATAATTTCGAATATAACTATCAGTTGCTTGCCTATCTACAGCAGAGATGAAATGCAAAAATTCTCTGTCGGTAATTTACAAAAAGGGTGGATAGGTGACAGTGCTTCGAGAAAAGCAGGATATCTATAATGATCGAATACAATAAAACAAGTCCGTATTTTAAAACAAACATTACCAACGATTATCTAGACATAATCGAATTCCGTGATTTACCTTTGGAGACAGATGATATATTGTTTGAAATAACAACAAATTATGAAAACAGACCGGATCTGTTAGCATATGATCTTTACGGCGATTCGACTCTATGGTGGGTATTTGCTGTTCGAAATAAATCTATCATTAAAGATTCAATATACGATTTTACCGCAGGTACAAAAATTTATCTTCCTAAGATTACCACAATTAAACAAATATTAGGATTATAATATGTCTACAACAAGTTCTTCTCCTAATGTAGAATCAAAAACAAAAAGTTCTACTACAAAAACACCATCAAAACTTGAAATCAGTAATATCAAAAATGTACTAAGCAAGTACAGGTCTTATACCTATAATTTTACTTTGGCTGCATTAAACAAAAATGCGGTTAATGATCCTAAAAAATATAGAGACAGCGCATTAGACTATGTAATTTTACAATCCGGCGGTAAAGGAAATGTAGGAATTTCTACCAATGTTGCAGGTGTTGTAAAAAAAGTCGGCGAAAACGAAGAAGTAATTAGAGAAGGCGGCAGAGTTTTAACTACTAAAAAAACAAACATCTATGACACAGATTTTAGCGGCAATAAGTTAGTTGAAGGGTTCAATAAAAATAGTTCAGGTAGATTTGATTTTTACATTGAAGATGTTGAAATTGAAAATTTAATGGCGTTTAGTCAAAACAGTAACACAAGCTTACCTACTTCAATAAAATTTGATATTATTGAACCCTACAGTATTAATGGATTTATAGAAGCTTTGCACGTTTCAGCAGTTGCAGCCGGTTACCCTACATATACACAAGCTAGCTTTATATTAAAATTAGATTTTATTGGCTATCCAGACAATACAGATCTACCTACTCCCGAGATAGTGCCGAACTCGTCAAGATATTTTGTACTTGGGTTTACAGGAATAGAAGTCGAGTTAACCGAAAAAGGTACTAGGTATAAATGTGCTGCGGTACCGTTTAATGAAAAAGGATTCGGAAAACCAAATGTGTTAAAAAAGCCAACACCTATGGCAGGTAACACGGTACAAGAAATATTAGAAGATTTGATGCAAAACATCAACAATCAAATTGCTAAAATGGATAAGGATAGCAAAGAAGATTCAAAAGAAGCAAACAAGCATAATATCTATAAAATCAAATTTCCGACCAGAGACCTAAATTCTGAAACAGGATGGGATTATGACAAAGTTAATGATATAGGAAAAAGTAAAATATCAGAGCTATTAAAAGATAATAGACTTTATAAATTTCCTGATCCAGGTACTACCACAGTTGCAAATTCATCAGGCGCAGTAGATCAAAAACAACCTTCACCTGAACAAAAAGCACAGGAGCCTACTAATGTGGCATATAACTATGTTCCTGGTAAAGCTCAGGTACAATTTTCTGAAGGCGCTGCAATACATGAATTAATTGCATCGGTTATTAGGGATAGTGAATATGTTAAAAATATATTAAAGACAATTGGAACAGCAGAAAATCCTGATGAATATGGATTCATTAATTATTTTATTGTAAAGTTAGAAGTTAAAAATCTTGACATTATTGATAATCAAACTAAAAAACCTTATCAAGAATTTACCTATATAGTTACTCCTTACAAAATACATTTTACTAAAATACCTGGATATGCCTCATTAAAAATTGATGAGAAAAAAATAACTAGATTGGTTGCAAGAACATATTATTATTTGTATTCGGGACAAAATGTTGATGTAACAAATTTTAAATTAAATTTTAATACTTTGTTTTTTGAAGCCATTCCGGCTGCATTAGGTAACAATGATCAGTTGCCGTCTGTGACAGGTGCAGCACCCGGCGGTGATGTTGTTCCTAAGCAAGCTGGCTCAACTGCCGAGCAACCTCCGCCAGATTCCAATGGACAGGCAACTCAACAAGTAACAGAAGCAGCTAATGCTGTTCAAGCTACCGGAGGAAATGCCGGTCCTACATCAACCGATCCATACTCCATATTGTCTAAAAATTTGCATAATGCGGTAATCAATAGTAAAGCTAGTATGATTACAGGAGATCTAGAAATTGTAGGAGATCCATTCTTTTTGGTTACAGGTGGTATGGGTAATTATAATCCTAAGCCGGTATCGCGAGGAATAGCCGGTAATGGAGAAGCAGATCACAACTATGGAGAAGTTTTAATTTCTGTTATTTTTAATAATCCAACAGATTATTCTTCTTTCGAAGAAGGCGGAATGATTTATTTTGATGAAAATAAGGTTCCATTTAGTGGAGTTTATAGAGTAATTAAAGTAGTTAATAGGTTTACTGGTGGAGAATTTAAACAAAAATTAGAAATAATTCGTGTACCCGGACAGCTTAATGTTAATGTTCCTATAAGCGATCCTGCTAATAAAATAAAAACAGCTCCTAATAAAAATGATTTTGTTGTTCCTGACGTAACTCTTTCAGAAGCACCAAGCTCAAGACCTACATCAGCAAACTTATTATTGCAGCTAGGTAGAGGATTGCCAAGCCCGGGATTACCGGGAATATTAAGTAACTTTGTTGGTCTTAAAGGCGGGCTCGGCGGCTCTGCAAACAGTTTACTAAGTCAAGTTAGTGGAGCTATTAACGGTGGTATAAACAAGCTAACATCTGCAAACAGTATTTTTGGTGGATCTATTCCCGGAGGTACAGATCAATTGGCCTCAGGTATT